TATCAGCCTTAACTAGCGCACCAGAAGTATCATTGATCTGGGTTGAACTTGCACCAGCATCCATTGCCGCAATCAGAATTTCATCTGTCTTACGACCAAGAGCAGCAGCTGCCGATTTAGCTACAGCTTGTCTTTCATCTATGTTTGTCTTGAGTTCATCTAACTTATCAATGTACTCAGCAGCATAGTAGTCAGCCATTGTAGCTTCTACTGTGGTATGCGCTAACTCCATTGGAGTTATCATACCATTTCTAGACTTTGTTGAAGCAGAACCAGAACCAATTTTTTGAAAGCGTACTACACTTCCTGCAACATTGCTTACTGTACGAACAGTGTTCCTTAATTTAGAACCCATTCTCTGATAAGCAAGATGCACCTCAGATTCAAACTGCTTAATAAAGGCTGTATCAATAGTGTTTGCCATTAGCAAACCTCCTTATATTAAGTTTCATGGTATCTATGGTTATCTGCTACTCACCTCAACACGATTGTCCAATAGGGTCGCTTAGTGTATTACAGGCCGTGATGTTTCATTATAAATACTAGATTGAAATAAATTGCAACGATTAAATCGTAAAAAATCATATCCGTAGTAATTTTCTATATGTTCTTCAAAAGTAAACCCACACCATTTTAACCATTGAATTGTTTTTATATGATCTATAGGAACAACATTATCTATATTTTTATAGTCTGCTTGAAGAATATTTATGCAATCTTTTGCACCTCTGAGAAATATAAAGTAATGATTATCAATATCATTTGTACCAAGCATCCATACACTAGCATTACCTTTTGAATTCGAATACTCTGATGTACCACACATAGCTACAGGCTGTTCATTAATTAAAATCGTATACGTTTCATCTGGAAAATTTATAACGGCATCCATTAAACAGTCAAAAGGTTGTGTGCCAAATATAGCACACTCTCTTATATCAGGTAGCCTCATATTCTGAGATATAGGCATTACATCTGCCAATTTAGCTTTAGCTAAAGATATATTTCTTAGTGACGCTACAACATCACGTTTTATATAATTGTTTAAATCCACTTTCAACTTGCCTTACTACTTCTGGATTTCTTTTTGAAGGATTATGATATTCGTCAGAAGCCATTAAATCACGAAGCTGTGTTTCACTAATTTGATTAATAGGCTGAGAAGGTGAGCTTACATTAATACCTTTTGTTTTTTCCTGTATATGTTCTAAGACCTTTACACCATCTGCTGTTGATGCAAGTAATTCAACTGTTGATATTAAGTCTTTAGGAAAGTATTGATTGGCAAATAAAGATGCAGCTTCAATACGCACATTAGCATTATCACCTAGCTTAACAATCTCTTCTTCTGGATTAGGTAATGTTTCACTAATCTGCTCAAGGTACATCATAATGCCAGAGTTAAATTCATCTTGATTATATCCATTATCAAATGCTGTTTGTGACCACCAATCTAATAATTTATTATCTGTTGCAGCACCCATATCTAAAAGTTTCTGTGCTTCCTCACTAATAACATAATTACCTTTTGCTTCAGGTCGATCTTTAAACGCTTCTTGTTCAAATTCTTTTTGGAATTTATCTCGGTACTCTTCCTCTTTTTTACCAACCATAGTTTCTAATTCACTATAAGACTTTGCTAAATCTTCTGGTTTATTAAACTTTTCAGGTAACCATTCAGGTCTTTCAACTGGTGTAATGGTATCCATTGCTGTATCAATAGAGGTTTCATTTTCTGTTGATTCATTCTTTTCCATTACATCTGCGACTGTATTCTGTTCAACTTGCTCGTTCATTTTTCACCTTATGTGCGTGTTGGATTCTTCTATCAATTAAGCCAACTAAATACCGTTGACCTTCGAGGTGACGCAACTCTGCGTCAGTTACATTAGGACCATTAACAGCATCTATTGTAATACTTTTTAAATATTTAAAAACACTTTGCCCTAAATCTGTATTAAATAATGTAGCAATATCAATAGATATACGATGATCGTTTATTCTATTTCTTTGAAAGCCATCTATAGAAATAAAGTTTTTATCGGACACCTACTATCTCCTTACCAAGACCTTCAGCCGTTGCCATTTCAGGATGTGCTTGCTGTGCCATTTGTTGAGCCATCTCTGAAAGCATACGTCTTTGTTCTTTATCTCTAACAAGTGTATCGGGAACACCAAACTTTCGAGCCAAAACTGTTGCAACTTCTTCTGCATCTATTAAAAGATTCAATAACTGTGGACCAAAGTTAGCTTGGATTAATTCCATCCAACGAGCAATAGATGTAATATCAGCTTGTGATTGTGCCTGTGCTAATGGAGATACAGACCTTATTTTTATTTCTCGTCCATTAATAGTAGGTATCTCTATGCGTCCTTGCTTCTTTAATATATACACAACTCTTTGCAATACAGGCTGTACTAACTCAGCTTGTAATCTTCCAAAGGCAGAACCAATGCGTCTGGATAAATCAGCCATTCGTTCTGCAACTTCTGTAGCTGATGCAGGTGTACGATCTGGATTACCAAGCATATCATTATACAATGCTCGCTTAATATTTAAACGCATATCTGAGAGAATAAGTTGTGCGACATCAAAAGAACCTGCTGCTCTTATAGGTTGAAGTCCTGCACTTGTTGGTGCTTTGGGTATGATAGTTCCAGGCATTAATGATATTGTATCTGGATTTACAACCCCATCATCATCCATTTGATAAATACCAGAGATAGCCATTTGTGCATTTTCAAGAATTAATTGAACAGTTAAATTACAGGTTTTAATAGCAGAGAGAGCGTTCATTAATGGACCTCGCCCATATATTTCACCTGCTACTTTTGACCAACGAAAACAAATAAAAGGATTTGCACCTACGCCTTTAAACTCTGCATAATCTATAACACTCTTTGATTTCTCATGTATGGTTGTCTGGTAATATGCACTTTCATTTCTCTTTGTGTAATCTTTACAAACAATTTCTAATACTTTTGTTTTAGATTCGGGAGTTGATGCAATAGCATTAAGCAACTCAGTATTAAATTTTCCATTAGGATATTGGTTTTGTAAATCAGAAAATCTCATTTCTCTTTCACGAAACACATGATCTATTTTATCATCTGGTCCTGTATCAAGAACGACATCTGTTAAAGGAATAGCTGAGAAATTAACAGGATTTAAAGCATCACCTTCCTCAACACCAAGAACACCTGTACCTACAGCCAAGTCCATAAAGGATTCGTGTACTTCCTGTGCAAAGTTTGAGTTTTGTAATACCTCGAAAACATATTCCGTTACTTCGTCGAGGTCGTTGTTAATCTCGTCCTTTTCTTCTTTGGGCGTTTCCGAACCTGCTTGGAAGTCTGCCCACCTTGCGAAGTTGGGGACAAGTCCTTGTTGAAGTCGGGAGGCGAACTCCTGAACACCCACGACAGCAGTTTCATCAAATATTTTTTCATCTCTACGCTCACCTATTGTTTCTGTATAAAATCCTTTTCTTTGAGGAAATGCTACTTCATAACATTCTTCAAACAAATCTTTAAAATGATCTTTAATTGCTGTTGATTTTTCATAACGAGTTAATAATGATTTAACATTAGCATCTTCGAATCCCTCAAGCATATCCTTTACCACCAGATTGTCCTGTAATTAAAGATCGCCTACCTTGAAATCCTGACTTTCTTCTTTGACGAATAGCTCGTTGTAATTGCTCTTGTTTTCGTCTGCGTATTTCCAGAGTTTCTTTTTGAGATGCACCTTTAACTTGTTGAAAAGTTTGATTTTGAATAGTTGTAATTGCTTGTTGTGTGCCACCCATTGACTCCAATTTCTCATTAAGAGTTCCATCATTTGCAGCACCTGTTTCTTGATCTTTAATAGTTCCTACACTTCCTGCTGCTGCATTTTCTGCTTCTACTGCTGCCGTTGCCTCTGCTGCTGCTTGTGCTTTTTCTGCTCGCTCCTTAGCAAGTGCTGCATCTATATCAGCTTGACTAAATGGTGTTGTATCTTCTTGCTGTTTTCTTCTTCTTCTTCTACACATAGCTACATCCTTGACCAAAAACTTGATCTTTGTTGAATAGGTTTTCTTTTAAAGACATCAAATCCTGTCTTTGCTTGAAACGGTAATACTTGTCTTTGGTTATTCATAAGACTTCTACCTTCTCCTGCACCAATTAATAAATACTGCAAGGCATCATGTATATGTGAATACATATTCTTTTCTGGTTTATCATCATATCGCTCTCCAGATGTTTGTATTCGTTTATACGCATAGCCACCTTCAAAACCCTTTATCAGACTTGGACACCTTCGGTCAACTAAAAAAGCACATTTGCCATCAGACATCTTCATAAGCTGAGAAGATACAGCCTCTAATCTTAGATCAACACTATTGCTTGGCGCAGGTTGAGCCTTTAATCCTGCACCTCTTAATATCTGAAATGGTGTGCTTTCATCGGTCTGCGCTCTGAAATCTCCTGCAGGATCACCAAAAATATATACATCAAGATTACCAAAACGTGTTGCTATTTCTTGCCTAAGAAGTTCTGAGAAACGAACTATCCCCATATCAATCGCTACTATTTCAGATTGAATAAACCATCTTCCTCTAACTTTCTGACCAAATACAGCAGCAGGGGTAAGACCAAAATCAACCCCAATATACAAAGGAATACCAACAGCAATAGGTATTTCTTCTGTAGCAACATGGGTTTCTGTAACAAACTGTGGGTAAACAGGTTTCCCCTCCTGTATTGTTCCAAGACGATTCATAACATAGACATCAATCCAACTCTTTGTCTTACCACGAATTAAATTTGTATAATATGTTTTTAACATATTCGATTTGTTTTCTGCCTTTTTACTATCGGAATAATCCTTTACTGCACCTTCATCCGTCAATGTTTCTATCATCGCAGGAGGCTGAGAAAAGAAATACCAGTTGTCAGGTTTGACTAACATACGAGCCTGATCTATTGGAATGTGATCAGGTACAGGAACTTCACCAGACATTATAGGCCACCAATGATCTTCTTCTGGTGCATTGGTATCAGCAATAACTCCCGACCAACTTGGTCCACCCTCTCGCATAGAAGGGAATCTTCCTACCCTCATAGTACACGCATCAATAATACTCTTGGGAATCTCTCTTGCCTCATTCACCCATACCCCTGTTAATTCTAAAGACAACAGTTTCTTTACATCTTCAGGACGATCAAGAGCTAAGAAGATAACCTCAATATCTAAATCCCCCTTTTTAATATGATGCGTAAAAGGAACAGACCAAATAAACTTTCCCCAATCTTCTTCGGGAAACCAATCAAGCCAAGTCTTTATTGTGGTGGTGCGTAACTGAGGATTGGTATTACGAATAATCGCCCATCGGCTTTTACGTATGCCTTCCTTATTCGGTGCTTGCTGTAATGCCCTTCTGAATATCTCAACACAACATCCAACAGACTTACCACTACCTACTGGTCCTCTTATTCCACGAAAGAACGTATCAGCCTTCATAAAGTCTTTAAGCACCTGACCGTCAGGCTTGTACTTAAATTCTATCAACCTTATAGTCCTTCCCTATTTTCTCTAGCTTTTCTAAAGTGGAAGGAGCTAGGGAAGAGATTAATTTATCAGCTTCATAATCAGTACAGAAATCTTTTGGAAAGTGTTTCATGTGTACATTCTTAACAACAGTCCTTAGAATGTTTCTATCTTCCTGTGATAGTTTGTGAAGCCAAGCCATTATGGCATATCTCTATCGCCATACATAAATTCATCTAGCTCACTTTGGCTCATTTCCCAAACCTCTGCTAATGCTTTTCTTGGACTTGAACCTCTCGCTCTTAAAGACATATACTCATTAAAACCACCATCCCAACCATAAGCAGTACCACCAAAAAATTTCATTTTTAAATCATCACTTACACCTGCAACTTCAAGAGCTTTTAAATCTTTAGTAGATGCTTTAGGCATCTTTGCTTTCTTCTTTCTAGCCATTGCAGCT